CAAGGCTATGCTCTAACTCGCCCAACGTCTCAGACAAAGTACCAAGCAGTTTCTCACTTACCTTGCCCGATGTAGCTGCCAACTGCACAGCATTGCCCGTAGCCGTACCCATAGACCCGCCGATAGGCGCGGCCTTGCCAGCCATCAACTCAGCATGTTCGGCAAATTCACGCATGATCTGGCGTACAGATGTGATAGCCTCTTCTGGTGTTTTGGCCTGCCCCATAGCATCTATGACCCTGGCCGGTAGCGCCTGGTCTGCATCGCTCAATACGGTCATTAGCTCATCGGGCGCATGTCGCCAGGCATCAACAGTTATCTCGCCAGCATTGGCTAATTTGTCAATCTCACCAGCATCTTTCCATATAAGATCACGCACCACAGACCTAAGTTCTTGTGGGAAATCATTACCCAACTCTTTGAGGGCATCGGGCCAATACAGCTTAAGCGCGTCCATCTGGGCCTGTTCAGCCACTCGCCTGGCTGTGAACTTCTCTCCCTTTTGGGCCAATCCAGCAAGTCCAAAGGACGTTTGGGCCTGACCAATACCGCGCTCCGCACCAGCGACGTGGAAGCCTAATTTCTCCTCAAGGTGGGCCATAGGCTTTAATGGGTTGTAGCCAAACATAATGGCCTTGCCGTTGTTGTCATAGACGTTGCGAACTGCGTAGCCTGGGTTGAGGCCAAAGTACATCTTGCCCATAAAATCCTTGACAGGCTTTGACCATCCAGCTACTTGCTTGGCTCCCTTTTGTATGGCTTGCTTCTCAAAGGTTTCGGGGATGAGTTTGTCCAGCACCTTAACGGTGTGGTCATAGATCATGTGTACCACTGTCTCCGGTGGTAACTCATCTACCTTACCCATCTTTAGGATGTCGGTAATAGCGCCCATCTCTCCATTAGGCTTTTCCATCATAGAGCGCAGAACAACGCCGGTGCGCCTGCCCATGACACTCTGGGGTATGTTGCCAAAACCCATGCGCTTAAGCGCGGCGGCCGCCTTCGTTGCAATGTCTATGTCTGCGTTGGCTGTCTCTGCCCACATACTTGCCACATCCTGAAATTTGGCCGCTGTCAGCTTGGATACTTCTGCCGTGAACTCAGGCGTACCCTGCTTAAGTCCCATCTCCGCTACTTCCACCAATGCGCTTTTGTGCGTGATGCCAGCGGCGATGTCCACTACCTGGGCAACGCGCTCGCCCTGGCGGTGTATATTAGATGAAGCAAGTCGTGGGTTTATAAAGGCAGCGGCCTTATCTAGCAGCGTCTCAGCTTCTTTAATTTGCCCGCCCCTGGTAGACAACTCGGCCAATCCCTTGAATACATCCTCAACGGGAACCATACCCTTAGCTGCTGTTAGCCAGGGAGTTTTATACATAGTTTCGGCTCCCTGAAATTGCATAGCGTACCTGACCGGCTTGCCAGCCATCGTCACAGCATCAACCAGGTTTAGCGGGTCAAAGACAATTTGACCAATAGCCTCTTTGTACCACGTCCCATGCCGTGCGTTCAGGATTTCGGTGTTCTCTGGTGTCAACTGACCGGCCTTAGCCAACTCATACGCTTCTTTGTATGCGCCCTTGACCGCTTCTTGGCCAGAGTAGAAAACGCTAAGGGCCTGGTCATAAGCCAGTTCTTTTAGCGGGTCGCCTGGGGTTATATCAAGTTCCTGTCTGATGTTAGTCCCATTGTCCATGTAGGGCTTGCCTGCGGCCCGTTCAACCATCTCAGCGCCGACGTTAGCAACCTCACCCAACAGTAGAGTAGATGACCCCAATAACTTTGCGCCTTCCCCAAGAGCCGTTAGCACCTTGCCGGGGGCTTCTACACCCGGTAGTGGCTGCCACTGGCCTATGTTATAAAGTATGTCGCTGACCCCCTTGATGGGTACATACTTGCCCTTGCCCCCCTCAGACACGCTCTTAACGGCATCCTGGGCCATCTCCTGGCCCTGAGCGAAATGGCCTTGTATCTTACCAGCGATCATGCCAAGGTTGGTTTTCCAGCCTGGCTCCGGCATATCTACGGGCTTGCCGATCTGGTACTCATTCGGCTCCCCACCCTGCGGCAACACCTTGTCACTTATATGAATAGCCTCTCCCGTAGGCTTGCCGCCTTTGTATGGCTTGTTCTGAAACGCTGGCGATATAGCGCTAAGGTAGGTGGTAGTTCTCTGGGGATGCTGGCCGATAGCCCAATCCTCTGGCTTGGCATTAGCCTGCTGTACCTTCTTTGGTAAGTAGGCCAATACAGACTGGTAGTTAATACCTTGCGTTCCTGTGGGGGGTCTAGGGGGTGCAGACGGTTGCTGTTGGTTGACCATACCAGGCCGGGAGGCTGGTGGTCTGGGGGGTGGGGGAGATGATAGAGGTGGTGGCGAGGATGGGGGGGATGGCGGGCGTGGAAGCCTGCGCTGTTGCCTTATTCTGTTGACCTCATTAACGTCAATTACCACGTTGCCTCTTTACCTTCCGTCGCTTGGTGCGGCCCACAATTTTGGCCGCTATTCTGTCAGCTTCCTTACCACTACGCCCGCTTTCGATCAGTTTTCTTACGTTTACTTTTCTGTTTTTTCTTCCCGGTTTTAGCATTATCTAAAGCCGCCGCCACCGCCTGGTCTTTTGGGTGGCCCCCTCCTATCATCTCGGATATATTTGCAGATATGACAGCCTTTGACTTCCCTTTTTTAAGCGGCATCCTCTATACCCCAATCTGTAAGACTAACTCGCCTATACCCCCCCTCAACACACTCAACATGCCATGTAGGATTAGCCACCAGGGGTAAACAACCATCCGCTACAGGAGGTAGACAGCTATCCTCAATTAGCAACGTGACAACCTTACCAAAGGGATCGTTTTCATTCTCATGCCATACATATCTTACCCGGCTGGTGACTGGCAAATGTAGAGCCTCGGCCAATGACTTAAGGGATACTCTTACTCTGACAACGTTCATTAGAATTTAATGTCTCCAATAAAGATATGGTCTAAATAGACTTCTATAGCCCTATCCTCAGATGGGATAGGCCGCTTGACAATTGGCACAATACCAACCTCTTTACCATCTACTACTATACGGAGAAATGTGCCTCCCTCTACGGGCGGTGGGGGTGGGGGTGGTGCAGACCCTTTGCGAACAAGCTGGAATACGGGGTTGACTGTCAGGTGGTCAGTACCACCAAACCAACCTAGCCCCTTAGCACAATCAGCGAACTTTGGCTCCGGTAGGTGTGTGGGGCAGAGAGGCCAAATAACGCCTACACCCTGCTTATCCACATATACCATCCCGCCGCTATAGCCAAAACCCACATCTCCGTTAGCGTTGGTAAAACCAGCTACGCCTTTTCCAGAGGTATAGTCAGGCACGACAGACACATTGCCGGGCAAAGCAGGAGCGCCGGGCCAGGAGTGTACAACCAAGACACCCTCTGCTGAAAAACCCCCCTGGTCAGTGAATTTGGGTATAAACACAGCCGCGCCTGTGCGTAGATAGAAGCCAACGCAGCGCCATGCCAGCGCACCGGCAGGGGCTATATCCCATCCCTGAGACGCATCCACGCGGGCATTACACCAGACATTCAACTCATTCATATTGGTGATACGAGGCACAAGTGCGAATGATGGGTCATTATCCCCGCGTAAATCATTTACAAAAGGCACATCACCTATCATCTGAGTGGCTATTTCTACTACACCATAGCCGCCAATATCTGCAACAAAACTCTCTTCCATTTTCTCCTCCTTAAAATTCGCCCCCCTGCGGGCCTACTGTTACATTGAATATGGGCCATACGGTTGGGGGTGGTATGTACTGGAGGGTGGGTTTCGGCACTTCTACCACTTTAGGTGGGCCACCCATCAACCGTTGGAATGGTTCACGGCGGGTTTCAATTGCCTTCTTGTATGAGCCAGTCAAATCCTTGAAGTCCATGTTATAATTGTCCTACGTTGCGTCTCACTAGACCCCTTCTCATAAACTGCTCACCAGAATGGATACCCCGGCGCTGCCCGATCAACCCACTAAGGGGAGGGCCACCACCATAAATCGGATTAGTCATATTTTCGGCCAGTGTCAGGAATTGGCCTAGCTCCTGTGGCTTGCCTGCTGCCTCTGCCTCCAGGGTCTTTAGCCGCGCTGCCGCCTGTTGCTGTTGTGAGCGTGTGCCACCCATACCACCCGCAGCAGTGTTGAGATAGTCTTTCATCCAGCCAAGGCTACTGGGCGATTGCCCCATCCCGGTCTTAGCAAACTGTGGTAGGTTGCTGGTCAAAGAGCCAAAGTCCATTGACTTTGCCGCTGCCAACAAACTATCTCTAAGATTATCCTGATTAAACCCCTCCTGCGGCTGGCCCGTGTCAACCTTTTCAGCCAGCGCATAGCGCCGGAATAACATGGGGTTAGCCCGCGCCAGGTACATCATTGTCTCTCGTTTTGTCTCTGGATCGAGGTATTGGAGCATGTTGTTCGTAACATATTGCCCCATAAAATCGGCCTGGCTTGTTCCTGTGGGTTTGCCATAGATTTTGGCTATACCAATATCCTCCAGGCTCTTTGGGTTTTGGCCCGCAGCGTTCCAGGAGGGAAGTTGGTTTGTCCAATTCTTTAGCGCCCCCAACATCTTCTTGGTCGCCAGGAATTTTAAGTCACTACCGCCCCCTTCGCCCACATACTGGCTTGCGCCGCCAATCATCCTGCGGGTTTCATCTGTAATGCCGCCCGTATTAACGTAGTCAAAGGCGATGCGCTGTAGTGTATCTCGTAACTGAGAAAGCGCCTGCCCTGAGAAATTGGAGCCTTCCCCACCTGCTTTAATGCTATTGGTGTACGCGATTGCTTTTTCTGGGTCTTGCTGTAGTAGCCGGAGCCAGCCCTGCAACGCACCCATAGACGAGTCTACTTCACCCTGTCCCTTGTATCTTGCCATAATTAAATCCCCCTAGCTTGTTTAGGCCACCACCAGGGTTGGGGCTTTTCTGCATAACCACCGCCCCCGCCGTAGCCACCACCACCACCATAGCCGCCGTAGCCTCCACCACCATAGCCTCCACCACTAGACAACCCACCACCCCACATATCGAGGGGAGATAGTTGTTCTTCGTAAGCTGGTGCGGTCATAGGCCCTGATGCAGCGCCAGCCCCGCCGGGTTGACCCCCATCAAGGTAGGATAGGGCTGTACCTAAATTCTCTGCTCTGCTACCTGGGCCTTCCCAGGGCCATATACCATTCTGTTGCTTGTATGATTGCGCCCACTTGTAACCTTCCTCACGTGTGGCAAAACCCAAGTTGTTCCAGGGAACGTTAAGCGCCTCTATGTCCATTGTACCCATCTGCGTCTGGAATGGTCGTGGTAAATCTCCCTGCTTAAACTCACCAGCAATACCCCCCAACCTGGCCGCCTCAGCTTGTCCCTGCTGTGTTACTTCTGGTATTGCTTCTACTCGCTTAAATGGCTGCCTTGGTGTGCCTCCTAATGTTGATGGATTCGGCACCATCCCTATTTGCCATGTGGGTTGTGATTGTGGGGGTGGTGCGGGTGGTGTATAGTATTTGTCCAGTGGTTGTAGGCTTGTGGGGCCACCCCTATCCGCAGGGGTTTGGGGTTGAAATGGCGTGTACCTACCCCTATCAGCCGGAGGTGTGACCTGTGCCGTTGGCTGACCCGCTGGCATAGACGATATTGGGGGAGCGCCCCCCACTCCCTGTGTAGCAGCCTGTGGAAGCCACTGTAATAACCTGGCCCCCTGCGAGTAGGGGTCATTTTGCGTCTGTGGTGCAGATATAGGCATACCAGGCACACCAGACCCACTTATACCTTGCGTAGCTGCCTGCGGAATACCCTGTAAAAATCTTGCTCCTTGTGAATACGGGTCATTTTGCATCTGTGTTTGTGGTACAGGTGCGAGTGGGCCTAACCCACTAATGCCCTGTGTAGCAGCCTGACCCACCCCATAAATAGCACTTAGGGCCTGGTTATAGAGATTCTGCCCCCCACTTAAATCTAATGGTGTTGCCGCCGACTTAAGACCACCCCTGCCGGGTTGGGGTTGAAGAGGCGGTTGGGGGGGTTGTTGCAACAGGGGCGATGCTCTACCGCCTTTAGGCATACCAATCATTGTCTCAGGCTGTACCCCAATTGGGCCTATGCCCGGTGGCTCTGTTGGTAAGGTGGCCGGTGCAGCAAAACCGCCTGGGGCCTGCGGTTGTGCCGGTGCTTCTTCACCACCACCAAATAATTTACTGAACGCAGCGCCCACGTCATCATAAAGTTCCTGCCCGAAATTCTTATTAGTGGCCCTCTGCTGCTGGTCTATTCGCTGCCGAATATTGGCATCATCCACCAGCCGTTGCTGCTCACTAATAGGCGGGCGCGGGCCGTACTTCTTTTCTAGTGGCTTGGCTACAGGCTTGGGAGGGGCCGCTGCTTTCTTAACAGGGGGTGTTACCTTCTTCTTGGGTTTTTGTGTCCATAGGGTATCGTCTACTGCCATTATATATTTCCCCTTCCCTGGGGCATGAACGTTGTCCCAAAGGGCCTACGTCTACCTTGTGGGGTTAGCGTACTAGGAGTCTCCCATGATGTGCCTGGTGGAAATTGTCTTTTCCAATCAAATCCCCCCGGTACTGGCCCATTACCCGTATTCATGGCCGCGCCTGCCCTTAGTAAACTAGATTCTTCTTGTAAAGCTGCCATGCGTTCTGCCAAGCGCGATGCGCTATTCTGTAGGTCTAGGCTCTGTTTTGTTTTGTCTGGGCTACCTACTGCCGCATTAAGCCTAGCTGCTTCCGTAAATCTTGACCTGTAATCCCTACTCTCCTTTATTCGTTTTAACAAGTCTAACATCATCCTGGTCTGTAGGGGTACAGCATTTGGTGGTGCTGGTATCTTCCACCTATCGGATTGTAGGGGTAGTTGTGGCTGAGGCATTACATACCTCCCATCGGGCCGCCTGTCATCATTTCACTAATGCCTGGCGCTTGTTCTGGGTTTTGTGGCCCACCGCCAGGGGGTTCGTTGCCCATCGTGTTTTGTGGTACACCCATGCCCATCCCCGGAATTGTCTCACCCCCGCCTGGGGGGGTAGCCATGGTCTTGCCAATAGCCTGTTGTAGTTGGGCCTCTACGATAGGCAGGGCTGAACTGTTGTTCTCTCGCAGCACGTCAATGATTGCCAGCAGCTTAACCAGCGGGTCACGTTGAGCCTCTTCATCCAGCTTGCGGGCCATCTCCTCTTCTGGCTGGTTAATGCCAAAGAAGTTTTCAAGGATGTATTGAATGGATACGGGGCTATTCGGGATGCTCGCCAATTGTGCGCCGATCATAGCCATACGTGGCTCATCGCTGGTCTTGGGCTTAATAGTTGTGTTGACTACCAGGCCAAGAGTCTCACTACCAGACAGCATAGCAGACGCATATCTATTCTTGACCTGTAGGAGAACTGCCAAATGTAGGTCATTGCTGAACACCCGCATTAGACCAAATATCAAGTCAGACACCGTACTCATAGCCAACTCAAGCAAGTCTTTAGGGGTGTCAGAGCGTAGCACATCGGCGCTTCTAATCTGCTGCAAAGCGAAGCCAGAGAGACGCGCGCTTACCTCCCCAAACATAATGTCTGAGAAAGTAGCCTGCTGCATTGATCCCTCAATCTCCATTAACTCTTTAGTGACATCGGGTGGCTGGCCCTCCCATCGTGGAAACTTGATGTCGCCACCAGGTAGGTGAGGTATGTTGCCCCATGTGGCTGTGACGTTTAGCGGTGTGTCGCCGGTTGTGTAGGGAACCATGTTGGTGTACATATCAATCTGGCGATGCTGGCGAGACTTCAAATATTCCCATATCTCGTTAGCCTGTAACATACCAAATATAAAGGGAATACTCCGATAGGTTGGGTCATCAGAGTTGTTATGCACATACTCCGCAATGACAAAGGGGATAGATGGGTACTGGGTTGCTTGTGGTGGAATAATAAACCAGTCCCTAAAGCTAATGGCATAGTAGACCACACCATTAGCATCTTGCCCCCACCACTCGATATAATCACTCTCAGTCTTGTCAAGTTCGTCGGCAGGGATATTTTTTTGTATCTCGGACACATCGGCCTGGCCTTCCCACTCGTCTATGACCTCTGCCGCTGTGCGTCGTTGGGCATAAAATATATCGGTGAATGGGCGGCCATACTTACCCTTGCCCATTGGGTACAATTTAGCGATGTCTATAACTTCCAGGTAGATAGGGAACGTGTTCGAGTCGTGATGCTGAATAGCCCAGGGCTGGCCCTGCGGGTCATCAGGGTTTTCTATTACCTGTTTTTCTATCTGAGGTGGGGTAGATGTCCAGTACAGCCTTATGCCCGCTGCACCGTCTTTTACGCAGCGATTGACCACTTCTTTGAACAAGTGCAACTGCTGGCGACGAGAGTTTAACTGCCATACACCAGTCAAGAACAACTCAGCCCGGCTAGGGATGGTGCTTTTAATCTCGCCAGGATGGACACATTTGTACACGGGGGGATAGCCACCTAGCACCGCCCCCATGACATTGATGGTGTTGTGGGGCCGGTTGCATATTTCCTGGTACTCAGCGGCAATCTGTCTACGCAGGCCAGCAATAGCCCCACCCATAAAGTTGCTTTTACGCTCTCGCTTCATGGTGTATAGCTCATTGCACAGCAGCACAAGCTGGTTACGTTGTCGGTACATTCCCTCTGCTCTTTGGTAGCGGGCTTTGAAATCTGAAATGTCTTTGGGGGGTATCATACTTTACCACCTTTGAACCATGAACGCTGGTCAAATTGCCGTTGTCGTTTTGGCGCTGATTGCTGAAACATCCAGGGTAATCCTTGCAAGATATTACCCGCCTTATTAGGTTGCTTGTGGGTGAACGGTGTGATTAGCGTCTGCACCATCTTGTCATTAAGCAGCCGGTCAATAGCGGGCTGTAAGTAGTTCACTAACTGGGCCAAAGTGGACACCTGGTCGTCGTGGGTTGCGTGGGGCCACTTGCCTAGCTCATCCAAGAAATCTTTTTCCCACTCTGGGGGTGTAGTCATATTAGAGTAGAGTAGGAAGATTGCCCCTCTTGCACCCAGAGCCAGTGCATTTTTTACCCGTATGTCCATGACACCCTCTGGCTTATGTCCATGCAAGATATGCCGCCATAGGCGCATGTCATTCTTGATGTTTCTAAAGGCCACGTTTTGGATTGCCACTATCTCAATAAGCATCTCATAGAGTATAGTATCCTTGACCGCTGTTTCTATTAGCTCCTCACCCGTAGCGGGCCAGTCTTTTTTCCACCGCTTTACCTCCTCGATGACTAGCATCACAGGGGGTATGCTGGCAGATTTAATGTAGGCCAGGGCAACACCATCTGTTATCTCGTCTAGCTTGATGTTAGGTTTGTATAGGGTTGCCTTAATCCGTACTGCCCAGTCTGCCCGTTCTTTCTCTGACCAGGCAAGGTCATAGCTGCCAATACGTTTCATAGCCTCTGGTTGCAGGGCCGCCAAGATAGGCGCTGTGATACCCCTAAACCAATCGCGCTTGAATTTCTCACCCTCTGGCGCTGATGGGTTGCCCTGGTACATCGTTTCAAACTCATGGCGCATGAGCAACTTTTGGTTGATATAGAAGGTTCTAGGGTATCGCTCAGGCCATAGTGGAGCATCCTTGTGCCTGCCTAACGGGTCAGGGAAGGCTGTCTTGGGGATGTTCTCTATAGCCCGCTGAAACTCCATCTCGGTCTGCTCGTCTTTGCGATAGTCCTCTGGCAAGCCATAACTCAAAGCGGGCATGTGCAGCCACCGCCACTGGTCACTCTCTTCCGAGGCCATAATGCGCCCCATCAAGTCGTCCTCGTTCCACCTGGTCATAATAAGAATGACGCGCAGATCAGCCGTACCGCGTGTACGCACTGATTTAACATACTCCATCCAAACTTTGTTTCGCCAGGTATCAGATGCCGCCTGCTCCTCTGTCTTAATCGGGTCATCCATAATGATGAGCCAAGCGCCATAGCCGGTGATACCACCCATGATACCACTGGCTATAACGCTCTCGCGCATGTCGTTCACGGCCCATTTTGCCAAACCATGCTTGCGAGGATTCAAAACCACACCAGGAAATACCAGGGGCCAGCGCGGGTTGTTGTCTATGGTGTCCCTGTTCTGGCCGCTGAATGTCTCTGCCAGGTCATCAGAGTGACAAACAATCATCGCTTTGCGCTTGGGGTCGCGCCCTATACACCAGGCAGGAAAGTTGCCCGTTACTGTCTCGCTCTTGCCATGCTGTGGTGGGAAGGTGATGCCAAGCCGGTAGAAATCGCCGCGCTCCAACGCCTGTAGTTCGTCTATTAGCTTGCAAACATGGTGTGGAGTTGAATAGGATGGGTTAATGAACGTGTAGTAGTCTTTGTAGTAATTTCTGGCTAAAGCAGCGTGGGACGCTAGTTGTAATTCCTCTACTTCGTGTTCATTTAGTCTTAGCATCAAACTAACCTAATCCAACACATCTTATCTCCACTAACATCTACATCACACCATAATTCATTTAAGTTTCGCAATTTAATTATGACTTTTTCACCAGCCGACAAAGGAAAACCATCTGTTGGGTGTACCGTACCCGATACGTTACCTACCCACAACACACCCGTATTACTGGGGTGTGCCTTTATTGCGAATATCACGCCGCCCTCCGATGGAGCCTGTCTAGGAGATAGGGCGGTTGGTATAGTTAGCTGTCCGCTATGCAATTTTAATAACTCCTGCGGCATCAAAGACGATAAGCCATTCATCATCCCAATCGCCGCTTCTGCTAATCGTCAAGCGCCTAAGACCGAAACGTAGGGCCAAGTTACCAAGCCACTGTCTAAATGCTCTCATGTTGGGTCAATCCCTATGACTGGTTGTGCGTTGTATGAGGTAGTAACTGCCGCTGTCCACGCAGCGGTGGTATCATCTTCTTTATTGACAGTCAGTGTTGCACCAGAGATTAGTACTTTGTTACGTAAAAACCTCAACGCATTTAACATTGATCTGGCTGCCTCTCCGGTTACGGCTGTCCAGTCTCGTTTTAGCAAGGCATCAGCAATGGCATTATTGCCCGCTGTGCTAAGAACAGCCTCCCCCTCGCCAATCGCTCCGTAAACATAATTGCTATCTAGCACCGTTGCCCCTGTATACTGAACCATTGCAAAATAACTGTAAGCGGTTAAATCAGCCGTTGATAAGATACGAGTATAAGTACCGACATTGTTAATTTCAACGGTTGCAACCTGTGTGCCATCCCAGACGGTTGCATCAATGCCAGTTGATTTATCCTGTTGAGTAAGGAAGAAGCTAAGTTCAGCCAATGTAAGGGCGGTAGCGGGCTGACCGCTACTTTTGGTAAACGTTGCAGAGACAGTTAAATTAGCCATCTCCCCACGCTGCTTTCGCTTTTGTGTTGATGCGATTCATGAGTGCAATTAGCCCGTTAATTTCAGCGGTGGTTAAATGCGACACAAGATGACCACTTCGCACCAATATAGAACCATCGGTGCGCTCTACCTGAACGTTATACCATGCGTCCATTGCACCAACGGTGGGGCGAAATAAAACCACTTCAATATCTCTTACACCCACGTCTGTTACGGTTGATACAGCCGGAAAAATATCATCTGCCATTATGCTATAGTCCCCACTGGAATATAAACAAACGAACCATTTACACTCACTCGGATAAAATGCGTCGTCGTCAGCGTCTTTGCCCCTACCGCCTCAATCGGGTTGCCGGTTGCCACTGTGCCGTTGAACTCGATAAACTCTTCTGACAAATCAAGCTGCTCTAAAAATAGCGTTGGAGCTACGGCGGTGGCCGAGGGCTGTGTGATTTTGACCCTATCGCCAAATTGATGTAATCCCAGTCCGGTCCGAATGGAGTAATTAGTTGCACCCTGGGTTATGCTGGGAATAAACAAACCATATACCGTATTAAATGTACCGCCGGATAGACTGTTCGTCCCCCTGAATAAAAACGCATTGGTGACGGTTGTCGTTGTTGCTGCGCCCGTCTCTATTTGAGATTCTACTCCAACAAATGTAGTAATTGCTCCGGCTACGGATGTGTTTATTTTTGCTGAGTAGAGACCGGAGTATAACGCAGAAACTGTACCTGATGCGGTCATGGTAACTTCGTTGTAAACTCCGACGGCCAGCGAGGTTGTTCCTGTATTGGCGATAGCCACACCGGACCTGACACCAAATGTTTCCAGGCTGTCACCTGTCCCCAATGCTCGTATATCAATATATTGACCATAATTCCTATTTGTGCCCGCTCCCAGAGTATAATCAATATCCGCATAAATTGTCCGTGCGCTTATTCCGGCGACTGACCTGGCATCCACCATATGAAGTTTATAAGCGATGTTAGGAACTGTATTAATACCTACAACGGCATTTGTGGTGTCAACTACCAAAACGTCATTTTTTACCCCATCCTGTTCTACAAAAAGAGCCGCCGTCGAATTGACGTTTATTTTCTGCGCCGCCGTGAATACATTGGCGACTTCCAGCCCTGCTATAGTTGCATTAGCATTAGGGGGTGTCAGCACCCGCGTTGTGCCAGTCGTGAAGCCACCCAACTCAAATCTAAGCTGTTTGGTGGGATCAGTTGCATCCTTTACGATAGATACAATATCTACGAAAGGAGGTAAGATAGGCGGGGCTTTAGTTATCAGTATGGTCATTAGATTGTGGGCCACATAGTATACACACAGGGGAACCCTGCTTGCAGGCGAGTCGGTCTACGACTACTAAGCCCTGCATACCTATAACGTAGTTTGGGCCTATATGTGCTGATTGTAATTTCTGCACTAGACTAGATTTATAATGCAAGGTTCCCGTGTGTGTATCCTACTCTATTAGCCTACCCGTATTGCATTAAGGTCTGGTATTAGTCCGAACAGGCCAAGTACCCATAAAACGGCGAGAACTAGAACTACAATGTTTAGCAGTGTCTTGAAGTGAGGGGCCATAGGCAAAAACTTATTGACCGCCCACATTATTACCCCTAATGCTCCAAGAAGAATTATGATGGAAATTACACTCATATTTATAACCTTTCTGACAATCTAAGTTAGCTACTCTGTTTTACTAGAAGCCAGTGCTACTATCTCATCCGTTTTTTTAACTGCGGCGCTCTTTACTGCTGCTGCCATAACTTCTAAGTTATCTTTGCTTCCAAGTAAGGGTGGCTTGCCAGCAAAATAGACAAGTAATTGGTTAAAAGCTGCTGTCATCTCCATCAATTGGCGAGTATGTTCCCGATCACCCTCTATAACAGCATCAAATAACTTGGTACTGCGGCCATTGTCACTTTCAATTATGTGAGCCACAAGCTCTTTTTGGGTAGCAAATACCTGAACAAAGGCATTTGTTTGAGAACTTTCTGAAAACTCCTGGTTACTGTCTAATTGTTTTCTACTATGCTCTGACCGAAGCTCGCTATTTTTTTGCCACCAGATAAAAATAGCAGCAGCAGCCGGGCCTATAAACACCGTAAGAAGCCAACGTAACGTTTCGCTATCCATGTGATACCCCAAAACATCACTTTTGAGGGGGACATGTTATAGTCCCCCTCAGTTAATAACTTACCTACTTTTCAGGGGCAGTATAGTATTCAGAAAGTGCGTCCGTGTTATCTTCCGGTGTGCTGTCCCACTTTATAGTTTTCTTTGCTTTCTTTGGTGCTTTATAATCAGGCTCAAATGCTGGCGCTGGCTCTGGTACAACCACCTTAACTTGTCGGATGCCAAAATCTTTTTCCAATTTTGGTGAGTTTGGTACATCAAACTCCGTACCGACTTTAATCACCTTGGCGAGATCAGCGTTAAGTTTTAGCTTACCGGCCAAAGCCTGGGCGCGTGGAACAACGCTCTCGGCGCTACCACTAACTTTCAGCGCATAAAGAACCACATTACCTGTTTCCTCGTCAACCACATTAAACGTCAGGGTGACATCCTCTTCGTCTTGCCCTGTGCGTTTTACTTCTGTTACAACACCCTTCCAATCCTTAGACATGTTTCCTCCTATAACTTAAACGCTAGAGAGGGCCACAGAACCAATGTTTTCCAGAATAAACCACCGAGTAGCAGACAAGGCAATGACGTGTAGAGCCTCGCCTGGGGCATTAAGAGTGGCCGTGTTGTTTGTACCATCCCAAGTCACACCAGCAGCCGTAGTGACTGTGTGAGCAGCCGTACCAGACGCGCTACTATCCACGATGTACAACTCATCACCAGCAACAGGGGCCGCTAAAGTAGCGGCTATAACAACAGTAGCATGGTTAAGTAAAGCCAACCCAGACCCTAATGTAAATGCACCAGTAGCAGTTAATTCCTGAACATCATGCCGGTGTGGGCCAGTCAGCAAAGCACCATCAACTGTCCCAGTAGCCGTAACACCGCCAGCCACTACCACAGCATCAGCACTAGCATCTAGCGTCAATAAAGCATTAACCGTACCGTCAGTTTGAGCCACACTAAAGATCATATCTGCGGCCTCAGAGCCATGTGTAGCTGTAGTCCAAGCTACATCAATGCTACCCGCCTCCTGTGCCGCGTTACCGCTGGCATCCTCCAACTGGAAAGATACACCCGCACCAAAACCAGCCGTAACCGTACCAGAACTAGTGTGTAATAAAAGAAGCTCATCTGTAACCGCATTAGTTGCAGCATCAGGGACAGTTATAGTTGTAGCCCCCGCAGCCGATGCCGTACCCAACAAGTCTATAATGGCGTTGGCTTTTGTCTGGTAAAGCCAACCTGGGCTTTTCCATAAATCTCTTGCACTTGACATTTTCCCCTCCTATGGGATTAAGGCTAGTCCCCCCTAGCCAATTTTATATAGCTCTGCAAGACCATGAGCGGGGATACCCATGGCCGCCGGAGGGGGGCGGGTCTTGCAGGGCCAATTAACGATAATTAAATTCCTTCTACAAATAAATCTATAACCAGGTCAGTGGCCGCCGTGTATGTTGGTGTGCCTGTAGTGGTTGCGGCAACATACACATTTGCTGTACCATCTGCCGCCTCAAGTGGTATCCATAGGTCTTGCTTAACCGCTACCTTGGCCCCGCCCATATCCACAAAATCAGCCGCCGCTATAGCCAAGGAACCTGTTATAAAAAGTGAGTTAGCGTCTGATATACTTGGAGCCTCATTCACAACCCCAAAAACCACATTGGAGCGCAAAAACCACAGCGTCATCTGTGGCCCCTCGTCGTCTTTATCATGAACGATCACAGACCGCAAAAAGCATCTTGCCCCCGCATTGGGTAACTCCCCTGCTACTATGGTTGCAAACAATGTGTCGTTAGCTCCATAGATGCCGGTATCTAGTACAGGCGTAAAAGTTAATCGTTTAAGACTCCTCATTTGTTTCCTCCACAATAATATCGGGCTGTTGTGCGTGGCCCATAAGTTCCCTAAGCACGTTGGGGTCTTTAATCGTTTGCAGGGCATCAACCAGCGCCGTAAATGTTTGTGTTCGGTTGTCGTTAACCGTCAGCCGGGGGGCCGTTAGACCCCTCTGGTTAAGTTCGTATTGCAAGACGATCTGTAAGAGACTCAGGGCCTCCCTCACACTCATCTTGCCATCAGTCATAGAGGCTGTCAGGTAATCAGATACGGTACTCCGCAAGCCCACAACTCGTTCAAGATCAGGCTTTAGCAACACCACAGTTTCTTCGCCCATCTTTACAATGGGGTTCTCATTGGCCCTCTTGATACGCCCCACATATTCGTCGGACACATCCAATTCGCGGGCCACAGCCTGTACGTTGCCGTGTTTCTCCTCTAGCTTGGCTATGACAATTTCTTCACTTCTGGTCATATAAGAAACTCTAGGCACTTAGATTATCTTGGTAGATAAACGCAGCTAATTATACCAATTATCGTTGGTTGGAGGAACAAAATCCTTCCAGCGTGTCTCATGTGCACGCTTTAGTCTGGTTTTCGTTTCCTCTGAGGCTGTGCAGCCCATACGTGCCGCGCTTAATTTGGCGCGAGTTTTATCGGATACCAAGCGCCCCCTCATTTTTGCGCGAGACTCCTCAGACCACTTCACCCCCAAACAACTATATGCTACCTTGGCGATGTTGTACTCAGGCTGCAATTTATCAAGCCAATATTGTTCACGCTCTACTAGCAACTCCGGTGGTATATTATCCTCTATGATTGCAAAGAAAAAGGCATCCTCGCCATACTTGTGGAAAGAACGCTGTAAAATTATTGAGTGGTGTCTACCAGAGCGCAGGGACTTAAAATGATCGTGCTTTCGTTGCTTGTGGTTTACAGTGCTACCAATATACCGCTTGTTATTTATTGTATTTCGTATCTCGTACACTACGCCCACTACACCACCCGTTTACTAACAAAAAAACCCCTACTATCCAGTATACCACAGTAGGGGTTGTCTTGCAATCAATTATGTGATGGTATTCTTAAAAAAATGAAACTAGTATTGAGTAGGCCCCTCGTCTAGTGACCACTCCGCATCATCAAGGTTGCCCATGCCCGCAGTTAGTTGGGCCTCTTGTTTGGCCCTCATCCTGGCAACCTGGGCCAGCGCACCAGCGCGGTCGGTATCATGCAGCATCTTTTGCGCCCGCAATACCTCCACCTGGGGGGTTGGCTCTCTGGCTGCCTTAGATGCTATCCACCCATCAAGCATGTCGTTGGGTAAGTCCACCAAGCTAAAAGCCACAATCTCACCAATTATTGCTCCCATCGTAAGGGCGCTTGTGTAGACAACTGTCACCGCATTGACACCCGTACAGCTCCCCTTGCCAAAAGCCACCATACCTACATAATAGGCCAGGCCGCCAAGAGCAAGGTCAAGTAGGAGCAAGCCCCCAAGCACAGCAAACACACGTCCCGAATCTAACTCAACTCCACCCATTATGGCCTGGAACACCCCATTAACCCAGTCAGTGATGTGACACAACTCCCACAGAGTTAATGCCGCCAGAGCAACAGCCACAGCACCCCACCCCCATGATATGCCACCGCATTTTACAGAGCCAAAAGCCCAAACACTCAGGCCCATAACAAATAGCAGGAAGGCCACGAAGGACTTAAATACCCCCTGTGCGAAACTAACCGGCGCGTTCTTCATGATCAACTGCCTTAAAGCCCAACTGGTCAAGATACGTTTGGGCAAATACAAGTGTGCGCTTATGGGCCGAATACTTCAAGCCATACTCAATGTGGGCTTGTTGGGCCGTTGGGGGTGCGCCTTGGCTCATACAAGCTACATACCAAGCTACATGCTCTGGCAGCACTGACTGGGGGGGCCTGCTAAAACTGATACCATCTTGTAGGGTAGGAGTATCAACGCAAAAACCACCCATAATATATATGACCGGCATCTCAGTAATATCTAACAGTACATGTGTAAACTCATCTATTACCAAAATATGGCAATCCCCATTTTTGTCTGTAATGTTCCAGTGTTCTCCCTCACCATCTAGCACACCACTCACCTTGTCTGGTACGGGTTGCCCACTTACAACATCAACAACTATCTTACTGAGAAGCACCTGTTTACCCATAAGAGCGTTTAATACCAACTTAACGTTACTGTACATAAAATCCTCCATTCTTCTTAAGTTCTTCTAAATACTTTAACTGTTCCATTACAAATTTCTCGTTCCTTTTGTGGCCCACATACTTCAAGTTAAGGTGCGTCTCTGCCAGGTCTTTAGTGACAGGTGGCTCGCCATACAAAGCACGATACAGATAGAAGGCAGAGCTACGTGGGTCTGCTGCTATAGTTGGTCTGCCATTCTTATTTACGGTTATGTCCTCAAAGAAGCCATCATCTATGTGGTTATCGAACACAACCGGCACGTCATCAGACTTGTTAAGCCGCCCATAGTAGCTATCAGGCACAAGAGCCACCTGGAAACGCACACTCTCCGGCCCCTTTACGTGCTTAAAGTCACCCTCTCCGGCCAGCCGGTGCAAACCAGCGCCTCCCTCGATAGAGCCGGAGCTAGAAGCATCCGGCATGCGTCCGAGGAAGCGGTTGCCTAGCCCTTTACGCACAGCGCCGATACTGGGGGCATCTGGAACGTGTGTACCTATAATGAGGTTTATCTTCCAGTGCCGCCCCGTGTTCACGATGTCAAGTACACGCTCCTCATTCTCCTTGTCGCCAAGCACATGCTCTCTATCAGCCTCATCTATGACCAACACCCATTGGCGTTCATTCTTTAGTTTCAATGCTTCCCGGCGCTTGAACTCAGTGTGAACGTGCTGGATGACAGACTTAATCTCATCACCATCTGTAGCGATCTTCCACAAAAGATGTTCCTCATCGGCAAACCCATCATAATCGCCCTCTGGGTCGCAGATAGCAACTCCCATCTCCTCCACCGAGTAGGACACCATAAGCTGAAAGACAATCGTCTTTAGTAACTCAGTCTTACCGGAGCCGGTCATACCGCACACCAGGGTATGTGGAGCGCCAGCAGAGAAGCCAAAGTAAACCAGGTGGCCGCTTGCCATCGCCCCAACCGCCAGGCTTTGTCCCATAAATGCCTCGGCATCCAGGGAGATGTCTGACCACAATTTTACCGGGGTCTGCAACCCCAGTGGCCGGGCCTCTTTGGGCAAGGCATAGTAATATAGTACCCACCCGCCCTGAACCACAACGTCAATAGGCGCTTCTTTCTTACCGGAGCCTAGACCAGCAGCATAGGCAATCTCGTTGGTCAAGCCAATGGCTTTACTAAGGTCAGTGGTGCGGCTGACCCGCACAAAGAACCCAATAAAGCGCGGGGCGATCTTTGGCCCCTCTACCTTGGCAACTGCAATGCGATGCTGGTTAAGGGCTACGATTGTCCCCTGGCGCAGCCGCCGACATAGGCCCGACTGAATGTTGTTTCTGTAGTCCTCTATGGATGTTGGCCTGGCCTCTGCTACGGCCATATTTGATTTACTGGCTATCAGACCCGAAAAGGGGTTTCTCACCAATCTCCCCCATCACATTCAATATCAATGGTATCAACCTCATAATCCGGGTCAACGCCACCACCAAAACTTCTCATGACGCGCTGACCATTTTCTTTCCTCATAACGCAGAGCGTACCATTGGCGGCGTAGAGCCATAATGACTCCGGCCAGTGGTGAACAACTTTCTTTAATAGCTTAATCGCTAACTCTTCTTGTTTCGTTAGTTTCATCTTAGCTCCTTAATAACGGCGGCACTCCCCATCAACAACCTCTGCTGGTAACTGTGCGGTATACTCACGCTGTAATTGAATGTATTGCTCAACTGCCGCCAGCAACTCAGGCCGGGTCATGCGTGGTAATTGGTGCGGTGGCTGCTGGTACACGATAGTCTGTTGTGGCCGCCTGGCCCACACAATAAAACCAATACCGAAGATCACACCCACAATGGTTGTCCCAACTACCATAAGAACGGGTATCATTGCCATTTGCCGGGTAGCTGCCGCATCTGCATCTGCTTGCCTCTCAATGGCGTATGCCCTAGCCTCTGCCATGCGCCTATCACCAGCAGATGAGTTGTAGGCAACCACGCCCACCCACAATAGAACAGCAGCGACTATAGCCAATAAAAATGCTTGCATGTTATCCTCCTAACCAAATACTTGTTCAACCACTCGCCGTAGGGGGCTTTTTGGGTCTGGGGTGGGGTCCCTCTCTAAGTACCAGACATTATATAAGTCCATAACACTCTTGGCTAGGTCAACATCTGGTGTGGTAAAGCCTACATAGCCAGATAGGATTGACATGCCCGGCAATAACCTTTGCATCAACCACCCACCAAAATCATCTATTGGGCCTGGGTCATCCCCCCTGGTAACATCCCCTATAGAGACACCATAAGTTACCAAGACTTCATATAGCCAGCTATCCCATATATGCTTATATACTGTGAACATCGGCATCCTCGATCACCCACACTCGCCGGTCATTGCGTAAAATCCACCGTGTCTTGCCCACATCTGAGATGAGGACTACCCAATGCAGCGTGACCTTATATACTTGCCAAGGCACAAAATGCCCTATCAACTTTACTTTCTGGCCTTTTGTTAGGTCTTTGGTTTCAACTTGTTTTGGTTCCATTAGTATGTTCCTTAAGTTCCTTGTGTGCCTTTGAGTGGGCGCTCAGTGCGTTCTTGGTGAGGAACGTAGCGGGGCAGTGCTCACATCTAAATTGCTCCTGCACTTCCTCAGCACGCTCCACTATTTCTGGCTGTGCTTCCAGCACCGCTAACTCTGCTACCTTAGAAATGTGAGCACGCAACACATCGTTCAAAGCGAACCACTCCCCACGCATACGCTGCTTTGAAAATGCTTTGTGTGCCTCTGCCTCATGCTCCCCATACTCCCAACCCGCTACCACAATTGGACTAGCGATACCAACTTGAAAGTCCCTCGCTCGTTGCACTAAATTGCGCGTTGTACCGATCTTGATAGCATTGGGCAAGTCTCCTTGAATATAATACACCACGCTTTTACCCGCTTCCGGCCAAATAGGAATCGCTGCCAATCGCTCAACAGGCGCTAACTGTGCTTTGAGTTGCGCCACTTCTTCGCTTTCTTTTTCTTCTCTCTGCTCTTTGCGTGCCTGTGCTTTTGTCTCTTGCGCTGCTCTGCGCTGCTTAGCACGCTCCTCAGATTCTCGCCGCGCTTCTAGCGAAACAACCTCGCTAGTAATAAAAACTAATAGCGAAATCATAGCGGTTGCCAGTAGCCAAGTTATACCTTGAAGTGGGTCTAGCATTGTTAATTGAGATACTGTAAGCTCTCTACCAGAGCTAGTATAATACCCCTCCATAACATTAGCCATACCAGATACAGCCAGGGTAAAAACCAACCCAAACCACATTTTCCAATCCTGCACCATGCTTGCCTTATATAAGGCAATTCTCACAGTAATTAAGACCACCATACCCTCAATACCGAGGCCAGCGACCCACCCCACCCACCAAGGGTCAACGTATCTTGATAGGAGAGTTGACGTATGAACGTAAGTATACCCCAACAAACAAAGAAGAAATATAAGTATCCACCCAAATAGCCTCCATGCAAGAAAGACTCTCCATCCTCCCGGCTCCTTAAAGCTAAGCGCCCTATCTTGCATGTTTGCTAATGTTCTTAAAGGCTCAACTAATATTTCATTTTCCTTTTTCATTGTACATCCCCCGCTTGTAATGATAACTCCACAAGCCTGAACACTAGCGCAAAGGTAATGGTAATGCCCCCGGCCAGGGCAGCAAACACCTGGTTCTCAGGCGCTACAGTAAATAGGAAGTAGGCACAAATCCCGTTCAATAAGAGGAATAGATTAGTCCCTACTACTAACTTGTTATGGTACATACGTGTTGTAAGTCGTGACATAAAAAAACTCCTACTTTTCCTTAATGTATCGCAGCAGATCAGGCATATTAACCAACCACTGGCCCCGCTTTCCCTCTGGGCCAATCCGTATGGCCTGCACTCGCTTCTCTACGATTAGTCGCCGTATCCAATACGTAGTGTACGGCACACGCCTATCATCTGCGGCTTCTTTGATGGTCTTATAGTCCTCAATCGGGGTGACTGGCATAGTTGGGAATTGTAGCATAGGCATAATATTGTGGCAAATCATTTCTTCTTTTTCTTTTTCTTGCATGGCCTCTGTACCCCGGTGGGCCTACCTCTGACTCGCTTTTTGTATCCCGGTTTTGGTCGCTTTATGGTCATCCCCACCCTCTTGCAAGAAGTTTGAAAACCACTTTAGGGCCATTTCTGTGAAGTATGATCTGCTATTGCCCCATAAATAGGCGCTATGGCGCTTCCGCACCCTATCCATCTCCTCGACAACGGAGACTGGCAAGTTGAGATGCACTTCGCGCATGGGGACATCTGCGCTTCTTGACTCTTCTGGGTATAGCAAATTAGTCACGTGGTGGCCTATCATCTAGTTCTTCCTGGGTGATACGGCAAATGGCTTGTGGTTCCCCCCAAGCCTTGATGCCCGCCTCTTTGAGTTCCTTGATAAATAGGTTCAACTCATCCCAGTTCTCAAAGAGTTGGTGATACCAATCATCCTGATTGTTAGCTACCCCCACCACCACATTTCGCCTTACATACACGTCATGAACGGAATTACCCCTCATTTTTTGTCTCCTCAGTCATCTAGTTTTCCCTCTACCCAGTCCAAAAGGTTGACCCCGTTCGACTTTTCACGCACTTTTCGCATGATGATCTCACTATAGTACAGGATGGCCGCCCGGTAAAAGGCCGATGTCTCTCCCTGGCCCTCTCGCTCGCTCTTAAACTGGAACTCTGGGTCGTTCAGTATCTTGCTGAACGTCATCGCCAGGTTTGCAAACGCCAATTGACGAGGCGTTAGCTTGGTTGCCGCTGCCTCAGAGTATTTTTCTTTGCTATTTGTATTCATTCTTTTCTCCTTAAGATTATTACTCACTTCTTAGAGACAGTATACCACATATTTAGTTTACTGTCTACCTGTTTTTCTAGTCAGTTTGCCTTAAAATCTTTAATTCATAGAAGTTTAGCACGTATTTTCTGTTTGTCAAGTGGTTTGGGTGTCACATAATGAGCCAAAAGTATCATTCTTGCTCTCCCCATTCCCTTATTCGATGGCAATTAGCACATAGAAGCACACATTTAGATGCTTCTTGCTCTAGTTTCTCAAATGACATGTTACGTATCATCTTTGCCAGGGTAAATTTCTTGTCTTTAGGTTCCAAATGGTGAAAGTCATACACATAGGGAGGGAAAACCCCACCACAATCCGCACATTTGCCCCCCATTTTCTCGATCAATGCTTTTTTTCGAGAGATTGTGCGAGTTCTACCCCATTTATTATACTGCTCTCGCGTCACTTCACCTGGTTGGTAGGGTTTACACTCCCCACATGTCTTTAATCCTGGTCGTGGTGGTCTACTGCCGCATGTAGAACACATACCATTCTGTGTCCACCTTTGTCTGCGCCTCTGCATCCTAAGTCGCTCATCCCCTGTAGGTCTTTTGTAGCCGTTCTTTTTTCTATTCTCATAGTGCCTTTTATTGTCACACACCTTGCAGTAGCTTTTCAGGTAATTACGCGATGGGTTTATACCGCCCCTTTTGTAAAAATCTGATAGCAATTTTGTTTCTCCACACTTAACACATGTTTTATATTCGCTCATTTTGCCTTTTGTTTAGTGCTTGTTTAGTGCGTGTAAACATGCTCATCTACCCACGTGAAAACCACATGAGTCGTGTTTTAGCCTATAAATGCTTGAAAAACAGACTTTATAGAAGCCCCACCATAGTTTTTGCAAGCACCCACAAGCGCACGATTAACTACATATACAGTATACCATAGTTCTGGTTTCTTGTCAAGTGGGCACACCTACGTATATGCTGGTAAATTTTTTGTAGTTTTTTATGCGAAAGAGGGAAGTTCGGTTCGCTCTATTCGTAAAATTCTCGGAGACGCTAACACTAACACTAGCACTACCTTCTGGAACCACTCCCTCTACTCTCCCCATCCCCTACTCACACCCACACACACGCCACTCTCACTGCCGATTGCCCACCCACTCCATCGGCCACCCATACTACACGCACGCCCCGCATAGACACATACATAACCACCGCCGACGTATACCACCATTGCCCCGACGTGAGCCGCCACACGAGCAACACAGTACAATATACCACTAGCTCAGTTAATCGCCTACGTAAGCGCTTACCTTGCGCCTGGTGAACAACTAGAGGTATACCCTGGCGCACGTAAATAGGCCGCCGAATATACCTAGATAATCTATCGGCAAAAGGTACTATAAAAACCTATTGACAGTAGACTAAACGGGTGGTATACTAGACACATAGAATAAAAGTTTACAGACGAGTAAGGGAACAAGAATGTACACCCTACAGTTAGCAGAAACAAAACAACACATTGATAGCAGATTAGGCGAATGGCTAACTTTTGGCCCAGATAACCAGTACCTTTTGTTTTATGGTCTACACGGGGATGAGCAGGGCCAACTGTTTGACCAACACAAAAACCCCCTCACCTACATTGACCTGCTAGCCAAAGTACCAGCCAACATTGAAAAAGTTTTCATTGCCCCCTGCTTTCCTGCTCTTGTTGCCAGCCAGGCACACCCAGAAAACATCGAAGTATTAGGATACTGGACATGGCCCACGTGTATTGAAACTTGGGATAACGCACTACACATCTGTGGATACTTTGCCGATGATTACTTAACTGACAAAGCAAGTGCTTTATGGCAATCGGTTGAACGCGGCGAATTAGAAGAAGAAGAGGCAATGGATACCGAACAAGAACTATTCGATACATTCTATCCTGAAAACTTGGATGACCTGGAAGATACACCACTACTGGATTATGCAATGGGTACCTATGAAAGTGAGGATTACTAATGGAAAGACTACAGCAGATAGCCAAGCATATGGAAGATACGCTGAAGATTGCCGAGATAAACAACATTCAGCTCGCCGACAAAGAGACAGTAGAAAAGATTATCGAGAAAATCAAGGGGATAAAATGAATACCTACTTACTGACAATCGTTAAGGGAAAGACCGCCAGCCAATTAAAGATCAAGGCGCAGAACTCCGGCCAGGCAAAAGCAAAGGTATCACCCCACGTCATTCACGATACCATCTATGTTGAGCTAGTACTACGGGCCAACAAGGGAAGTCACTTCTAATGAAGTGCTTACGATGTGACCAACCAACAGAGGGGAAGCGATTACTATGTGCGAAGTGTGCTGGACAAGGCAAACAGCCTGACACGCTTCCACTGCCACCAAAAACTAAACAACAAGCCAGCATAGAAAAAAGCAAGGGAGCAAAACAATGGGAAAGCAAACAAGTTATAACCGTTTTCAGCGAGTATCGGCCAAAGTAGATAACATTTTTGGCGTGGTAAAAATCTATCAGCCAACCTTTGACAAGCTGCTGGAAAAATTAGCCGCTCTATACCAGAGTAGTGACTATTCCAAACTGACCCGTTATCAACTGGGGTATATTAGGGCAAAGATTGACATGGGGCTACGTGATATTAGTCAAAATCACCTGGAGTGGCGCGTCACCTACAATGGCAAACTAACCCCAAGCAAAGAAGTACCAGATGGCGAATGGTCAAAGGTAACAGAAGGTAGACATGTTTGGAAGTCTAACCCAGATAGGGTGTACTAATGAACTACAGAACAGAGATGTACTTAGAATGTTTGTTCAGAATGGGTACTATGTTGGGGCGGATCATCTTTAACCCTAACGTCACCGAGTACAAAAGAGCGTGGTTATTTTACGCATCACTTGCCAAGGTTCGCTATTACTAAGGAGATTAACTAATGGCTACACTACTTAAGCACACACCATCAACAATCAAGTCTAACGCAGGACTGGGTAACACGGTCGAGCCAACACACTTCACCGCCACTACCGGGTCAAGACAAACCTATCTGGCGTGGCTCAACAGTACAGATCAGCCAACCAAAAAACAAACACGTAAGATCAAAGCAATCAAAATCCTGGACGATGAATTAAGTTTGGAGGATTAAATGAACACGGGATACTATGTCTCGGTAATGGAAGGCCCAAAATACGCACTATTGGCCGGGCCATACGCAACACATGACGAAGCACTGGCCAATAAGCAAGATGTAATGAACAAGGCAGTTGAACTTGACCCTAAAGCATGGTTCTATGCTTTTGGTACAGCAAGCATTGTCAGTGAAAAGCCATTACCCCAGGGCAAACTTAATTCGTACCTTGTAACAGAACAAACATGAAGCGATTCATTGATTTACGTAACCAGGACACCGGGTATCGTTTTGCGTGGTTCGATACTGTCACCGATAAGTTTGAATCATTTAAGGGGGAACAAGTATGGGATACATGGTCAGAGTTTGAGGAGGTATGTCTGCCAAGTATAAGAGAACGATATAAGAGACTATGCCCATTGTGGATATTTGAGCAACCAGAAGATGATGACTAAACAACAGATCAGCATAGGCAAAATCAGAAAATCGCACAATCAGAAAATCAGAAAATTGTGTTACGTTCGTCCTTGACATAACTCGTGAACATTACAATGTATTACAACGAACATTACAACTTTATGTCACTTCGCAAAACCATAATACTCTCTATTCTCTCTCTATATTATATACTATTTATACTATCCTTTCTTCTATAGAGAGAAGAATATGTAAAGTGTAACAGTGTAATGTGTAAAAACCACCGCAGGGAAGGTGAAGATGCAATGTAGTGTGGGTGGTGTGGGTGGTGTGGGGATGGCAGGTCGTGCATTTCCGTACAGCCATTTTGTGAAAAAGATTTGTAACATTTTTGCTAAAAACTGGTTTGTGGGGGAAGAGTGACCAATAACATACCAATAGGGTGATATTATGCCACAAACACACAAAAATACCACGAAAAGGGACTATTACCCCCCACAATCAGCACAAAAAGATGTATTACAAATAACCTGCGAACATTACAAATCGAACATAATGCAAGAGATACATAACAAATCAGGTAAACTGTACCACCTAGATAATCTAAACTTTAAGGTACTTTTTAATCTGGCGTTAATGTTCTCCTAGTATACTATAAGATAGAGATACCGCGCTCGGTGGTATATAAGTTTATTAGGAGGATAAATGATAGTATCATTGGTAGACCAACCTGATTATAGGGCTTATGTCTATGTACTTTTAGATGGTGATAGGCCCTTCTATGTAGGACAAACTCAAGATGTGTCCGCAAGACATAAATGCCATTGTAGAAAGTATGGAGATAAAGTCACGTTATTGGTAGTAGATGGCACAAATAGCTATCAAGAGGTAACACGTCTTGAAAAAACTTGGCTAAGTTACATCGAAGATATAGGACATATTACTACTAACAAAAGCACTCCATGCCATGCCACCCGTGGTGGCTATAGTGTTCATTACCCAAACAGGGTAAACCGTGATGTTATAGGATTGAGGGTAGCAAAATGAAACAACAAACAAGTACCAGATTAGACATAACTAAATTACAAGAGCTAAGAATGTTGGCGCTAAAATTTGGCTTGTTGTTTGGGGGAGACAGAACATTCTCCATCAATGAGGTAATTGGTAAGCTACTGGCTTATGCCGCCGACGCCAACCCACAGGACATACTTGATGGCGTCACACCCGATAGCCTACCGGCGCTTAACCCTGACGTGGCAGAGGCCATAGAGCAAATAGCAATGATGGCTCACAAAGATCAGGCAGAAGTTATTAACTATCTGCTTGACTACGCACTAAAAAATCTTAGTGACTTACAGGAGATAGCAAACAATGTCTAGTGGAGAGCTGTATCAAAGTAGAAAGCTTCAAGGAAAATGTCCGACTTGTGGGGACTGGCCTGCGCCTGGACATATAACCTGTGATGCATGTATAGAACGAACCCAGAAGAGCCGAGAACGAAACATAGAAGCCTACCTTTGGAGGTTAGCAAAAGACCGCGCGGAGAAGAAGGGTATACCCTTCACCATCACACCAGAGGATATTGTTATCCCCACTCATTGCCCGGTATTTGGTACTACCCTGGCGCGAGGCGTGTTTGGTAAGGGTGATGCTAGTCCTACGCTTGATAAGCTGATCCCCGAACTTGGCTACATCCCCGGTAACGTGTTCGTGGTAAGCGAACGCTGTAATAGACTAAAGAGCGATAGCACATTAGAGGAACTAGAGAAGATAGTCAAGTATATATATAGCAAACTAAACAACACGCCAGCATAGGCAAATCAGCAATCTTGTTCACCATTTGTGAAGTAAACGACAAGCTATAGATACCTGGAATAAAAAACTAGCCAAATGGCCTATTGACGGTAAACTAAATAGATGATAAACTAGATACAAGGTAAACCAATAGAGGAGCAA